AAACCTAGTTAAGAAGATGAGCTTCAAAGGCAAGAAAGGTGACACCGTTCACATTCCTAGCCCTACACGAGGTGACGCTTCTGTCAAGGCTGCATCGACTCAAGTTACTTTGATCGCTGCTACAGAGACTGAAGTTCAAGTGTTGATCAACAAACACTACGAATATAGCCGTTTGATCGAAGACATCGTTGAAGCTCAAGCCTTGTCTAGCCTCCGTTCATTCTACACAGATGACGCTGGTTACGCATTGGGTAAGCAAGTTGATTCTGACTTGATCAAGTTGGGTCGTTTGTCTCAAGGTGGCGCTGGCGCTCGTTACGCTGGTGCTTTCATCGGCTCTAACGGCACTACCGCTTACGACTACACCACTGACAACCAAGCTGCTTTGACTGACGCTGCAATTCGTCGTTCTATTCAGCGTTTGGATGACTCTGATGTTCCTATGGACAATCGTTTCTTCATCGTTCCTCCATCGACTCGTAACACTCTGATGGGTTTGGCTCGTTTCACTGAGCAAGCTTTCGTGGGTGAACAAGGTGGTAACAACACCATCCGTAATGGTGAAATCGGTGATGTGTATGGCGTGAAAGTGTTCGTGTCTACCAACGCTGACACACCTACTGATGCTAACGATGGTTCCGGTACAGCTCAACCAGCTCGTATCGCTTTGATGGCTCACAAGGATTCATTTGTGTTGGTCGAGCAAGTTGGTATCCGCGCACAGACTCAGTACAAACAAGAATACCTCGGTACTCTGTTCACTGCTGACACTCTGTACGGTGTTGCTGAATTGCGTGACTACGCTTCTGTTGCCTTGGCAGTGCCAACCTAATCGTTAAAGCTTAATAGATCCCCTCTTAACATGGAGGGGGTCTTTTTAGTCTTTCATATAATATCAATTAGGAGTATATTTAAATGGCTGCTGCTACCGCTGTTGTTGTCCGTCAAGGCAACGATCAATTCCGTGGTCTGTTCTCAGACACATGGAGCGTAACTTGTACTTTGGACGCTGGTTCGCTAGTTGACGGTGCTGGTGAAACAGAAACTATTGCTGTTCCCGGTGTTGTCCTTGGCGACATTGTTCTAGGTTTTTCATTCGGTGTTGACAAAGCTGCTGTGGTTTGCCACGCCTATGTCAGTGCTGCTAACGTGGTGACTTTGCGCTTGCAAAACGAATCAGGTGGCACTGTTGACTTGGCTTCGACTACCGTTAAAGTAGTTGTGGGTCGTTTGGTCTAATAAACAAACTGAAGGGGATCCTCACAAGGGGTCTCTTTTGGTTTATCTAGTAGACAGGTCATATAAATTATGTTAGCCACTTTTAAATGCCTCCTTAGCGGTAATACCGTTACTTTCGAGCATCAAGTCGATATTGATTCAATGAAGAATCATCCTGACTACGAGCGCGTAGAAGACACTCCTATCGTTGCAGAAGACACCCCTGTAGTAGCTACTAAGAAGATGGGTCGTCCAAGCAAGGCTGAACAACTTGCACAATTAGAGGTGCAGTAATGGATGATGTTTCAGCTCGTGAATTTGGTCGTCTAGAAGCTCAAGTAGATGCCCTACAGAATGAAGTGTCTGACTTACGTAAAGACGTTAAGTGCCTATTAGAATTAGCCAACAAGTCTAAAGGTGGTTTCTGGATGGGTATGACTATTGCTTCTCTAGTTGGTGGTGGTATCACATTCTTCATGGATAGGTTCTTCAAATGAATACCTTATACGCTGGTAAATACGTATCTCTTCTCTTCTTAGCTCGTGACTTAGCTCACCGTGTCCATTTGAAGACTCGTTCATTCTCTGAGCACTCAGCCACTAATGAATTCTATAACAACATCATTGAATCCGCTGATGAATTTGCTCAGAAGTACCAAGGTTGCTACGGTGTCTTGCTCGAAGTGCCTTTGATGGCTAATGAGCACAAGGGTACTTTGCTTGATGTCTTAACTAAGCACACAGATTGGATCGAGACTAATCGTGAAAAGATCTGCCCTCGTGAGAATACCGCACTTCACAACATCATTGACGAAGCTGTAGGTATCTATGACCAAGCTAAGTATCACCTCCAATTCTTAAAGTAAAAGGACATAATCATGGCAACTAAACCTAAAACTAAATCTGGCAAGATGGCTAAAGTTGGTAAAGTGATGAAGGAATACAAGGCTGGTGAACTTCACTCAGGTTCTAAGACAGGCCCTGCTGTGACTAACCGTAAACAAGCCGTAGCTATTGCCATGTCTGAGGCAGGCATGACTAAAAAGAAACCAAACAAGAAACAAGGCTATTAAGCTTAAATAGGAATATAAATAATGTCAACATTTCAATTAGATCCTAATCAAGTAGCTTACGGTATTGCATCAATGGGTACATCCCAAGTTGCTACTGTGACTACTTCTAGCGTTCAGATGACTGCATTTGGAGCATCTACAACAATGATTCGTATTGCTTGCTCACTAGGTCACTGCCATTATCAAATTGGTACAAGTCCTACAGCAAGTATTACAACATCTACCATGATTCCCAATAACTCTATTGAAATTGTGGCTGTCACTCCCGGACAAAAGATAGCATTCATTAGAGATGCAACAGTTACATCTTCTACGGTTTCTGTCACAGAATTGGTATAAGTATTATGGCTTTGCCTACTTATCTTTCCCTTGTGAATGACGTTCTAGTACGTCTTCGTGAGCCTACTGTCTCTACCGTTGCTGAGAACACTCTGAGCACATTGGTGGGGAAGTTCGTTAACGATGCTAAACGTGAGTGCGCTGATGCTTACGATTGGGATGCTTTCAATACAGCCGTGACAGTTCCCACTGTTGCTGATCAATACGTAGGTTACTCCATCACAGGTGCTGGTGTTCGTTGTAAGATCATGAACGTCATCAACACTAGCCGTTACTATACTTTACAACCTCAGGATCATAATTATCTTGATGTTCAAGCTTATAGTACAGCTAACCCTCAAAAGACAACTCCGTTCTATTACATCTTTGGTGGTGTAGACTCAAATGGTGATGCTCAAGTTAAGTTCTGGCCTATTCCCGATGCTGCCTATAACATTCGTTTTAGCTTGATCGTGCCAGAAAATGACATGACTTCTGACTCAGACACAACTAAACTCCCTAAAGAACCTATCGTCTTAGGCGCTTTAGCTCGTGCATTGGTTGAGCGTGGTGAAGACAGTGGTCTAACAAGTTCAGAATGTTACGCACTGGCTAAGAAAACTTTGGGAGACTTGATTGCTATTGAGCTTGCTCGTTCACCTGAAAATGACTCTTGGGTTCCAGCGTAAGGACACAACAACTTCAAGCTTACTCCATTACTGCTCCGGGCTTCTATGGGTTAAACACTCAGGATTCCTCGTTGGACTTAGCTAGTGGTTATGCTCTTGTTGCTAACAACTGTGTCATCGACAAGTACGGTCGTATCGGTGCTCGTAAAGGTTGGACTAAGGTTAACACATCCGTTAACTCAGACTTGTCCACTAACGACATCAAGATGATTGCTGAACTTGTGACTAACGCAGGTGTCAGTTACATCATCCTAGCAGGTAACAATAAGTTATTTGTTCAATCTAGCACTACCTTGACTACATTGTCTTACGGTGGTGGCGGTACAGCCCCTACGATCACAGATAGTCACTGGCAAGCTGCTGCTTTGAATGGATACCTTGTCTTGTATCAATCAGGACATGATCCTCTTTTGTTTGATCCTGCTGTATCCACTACGACATATAGACGTATCTCGGAGAAGACTGGCTACTTAGGTACTGTCCAACAGAGTAATGCAGTCATTGCCGCTTATGGTCGTACATGGTCAGCCGATGTCGCAGCGGATAAGGTAACAATTCAGTTCTCCGATCTTTTGAAGCCTTATGCTTTCTCAGGTGGTTCATCAGGTACTTTAGATACTACTACTGTCTGGCCTAAAGGCACTGATAACATTGTAGCCTTAGGCGCTCACAACGGCTTCTTGTACATATTCGGTAAAAACAATATCTTGATCTATGAAGGTGCAGGTACGCCTTCAACTATGACCTTGAAAGATGTTGTAACAGGTATTGGCTGCTACGCTAGAGACACCATACAAAATACTGGTTCAGACTTGATATTCTTGTCTTCCACAGGTGTGCGTAGCGTATTGAGAACAATTCAAGAGAAATCACAACCTCTTAATGATTTGTCTAAAAATGTTCGTAATGACTTGATCTCAGCCATTCAGGGTGAAGACATCAAGACAATCAAGAGTATTTATGCTCCTTTAGATGGATTCTACGCCATCACTCTTCCTGTCTTAAAGTCAGTGTATTGTTTCGATACTAAAGCTGCGCTCCAAGATGGAAGTTTAAGAGTAACCACATGGGACAGCATTCAACCTAAAAGTTTCTGTAGAAAGACTGATGGTAGTCTTTTACTAGGTAAGGAAGGTTACTTAGCTACTTACAGTGGTTACTTAGACAATACATCTACATATCGTTTTCAGTACTTCACTAACCACACTGACTTAGGCACTCCTAGTTATACATCTGTTCTTAAACGACTCAAAGTAGTTGTCATTGGGGGTAGTAACCAGTATCTCACGATTAAATGGGGATACGACTTTAAAGGTAACTACTACTCTTCTAATCAGTTAATTCCTTCTCAATCTGGTACTGCTTATTATGGAGTTTCAGAGTATAATACCTCAGGTGCAGAATACACTGATGGTACTGCTCTTCAAACTCTTACAGCTTATCCAACAGGTAGCGGTAAAATTATTCAAACAGGTTACGAAGCAAATATTAACAGTATTCCATTGTCTATACAAAAGCTAGAAATTCACGCTAAACAAGGTAAGATGCTATGAGTAATTACACCAAATCGACTAACTTTGCTTCTAAGGATTCACTGCCCTCTGGTGATCCTTTAAAGATTGTTAAAGGCACTGAGATCAACACTGAGTTCGATAACATTGCCACAGCAGTTGCTACTAAGGCCGATAGTGCTAGTGCTACCTTAACAAGTGTAACAATTACTAGCGGAACTATTACAGGAATTACTGACATTGCTGTTGCCGATGGCGGTACAGGTGCTTCTACAGCTGCTGATGCACGTACTAACTTAGGTTTGGTTATCGGGACTAATGTACAAGCTTGGGATGCTGATCTTGATACTTGGGCAGGTAAGACGGCTCCTAGTGGAACTGTTGTAGGTACAACGGATACACAGACTTTGACAAATAAGACTATTAATGCTAGTCAATTAGTTGCAGCCTCTGTTACTACTACTCAATTAGCTACTGCTGTACAGCCTTTAGGAGTAGGCCAAACATGGCAAAACGTATTAGGAAGTCGTGCTGCTGGAACATCGTATACAAATAGTACAGGACGTCCTATTTCTGTCAGTGTCTCTTCTGGTGCAAATACAGGCGTATATTATTTTATTGTGGACGGTGTTAATGTAGCAATTATTAGCGCAGGGTCTGGAACATACGCTTATGCCGTTAATATTGTTACTGTACCTGCTGGTTCAACATATTCAGTATCTTCGGGCGTTACACCTGTTGTTTGGGCTGAACTACGTTAAAGTATTACATAATTAATGAAAACCCCTGTTGTCTATAGTACAGACTACATTGTTTATTTAGAATTATTTGAAGGTCATAGTTTTATTCACTGTGATTGTTTCAACTGGAATAAAAAAGTAAGACTAACCTTACAAAAAGATTTAGATACTTTAGTATCCTTGCATAAAAAACCCATGTTGGCTATACATGATATAGAAGACAACAAACATAGAAAGTTTTTAAAACTTATGAAATTTGAATACCACTCAGACGTTGTTTGCACAGACGGCAAGACTCGTCAAATATTTACTAGGAGTCTATAATGGGTATCGAAACAGCAGCATTACTAGGGGCTGGTGGAGCAGCTCTTGGCGGTTACTTTCAAGGACAAGCAGCTAAGAGTGCAGCAGGAACTTCAGCAGCAGCACAGCGTTACGCAGCTGATCAAGCCGCTGAAGCTCAGAAGTTCCGTCCTGTAGGTATCACCTCTAACTTCGGTACTTCTAACTTTGAGTTTAGCCCTGAAGGTTATCTCACAGGTGCAGGATACCAGTTATCACCTCAACTTCAAGGTGTTCAAAGTGGTTTGCTATCAGGCTTACCTCAGACTCAGCAGGATGTAGCTAACATTCAAGCTATGGGTCGTCAGTACATGGCTACTTCTCCTCAGGAGCAAGCACAGCAGTACATGGCACAACAACAAGCTCTGTTGGCTCCTAGTCGTGATCGTCAGATGGCTAACTTAGGTACACAGAACTACAACCAAGGTACTACTGGTTTGTCAGTTGCTCAAGGTGGTTCTTTAGCGTCTGCTAATCCTTATGCGTCTGCTGTAGCTAACGCTCAAGCTCTGCAAGACCTTCAATTAGCTGCTCAAGCTCAACAAGCTGGACAACAACAGTACATCTTTGGTCAAGGCTTGCTTTCAAGTGCTTACTCACCCTTGCAGTCTCAGTTAGGTACTGCCGCTACCTTGGAACAACTTGGTCAGTCTCCTTTGGACATCGGTGCTCAACTTGGTGGTCGTACTGCTACCGCTGGTGCTAACGTAGGTAATACTCTGTTGCAAGGCGGTTTGGCTGCTGCTAAAACAGCTCAGGCAGGTAATGCTTACTCTCCATTTGGTACTGCACTTAGCGGAGCTGCTTCTAACCAAGCTTTCAATAGTGGTTTAGGTAACTATATTAATGCTTACGGTAATAGCCGACAAGCTAACCAACAATACGGAGCTGAGAACGTCTATGGCTACGCAGGTGGAGGACAACAACCTTCACAATCTGTATGGGGTAATATGTTTAACGTGGAAGGAGGCGTTTAATATGGCAGCAGATTCTATGGTAGCAGGTCTGTTCAGTACTCCTGAACAATATCAACAAGCTCAAAGTGAAGCTGCTTTGAACCGTGGCGTTCAACTAGCTCAGTTAGATCCTCTACAACGTGCCGCAGCTCAGATGTACCAAGGTGGTTACTTAGCTGGTGGCGCTATTGGTGGTGCTCTGGGCGGTCAAGATCCTCAGTTGCAGATTTTATCTCAGCGTCGATCAATTCTTTCGCAAGTTAACCCTAATGATCCTAATTCATTGGCACAAGCGGCGCAAAAAGCTGCTCAAAATGGCGATGGTCAATTATTGAACGATGTTATGAGCCGAATGAAAGCCTTGGCGGACATACAAAAAGAACAAGCTACTACTGTTAAAACAGGACAGGATGTGGCCAAAACACAACAAGAAATGCTTGGTATTCAATCCCGTGCTCAGACATTAATTGATGATGGTGTTCCTGAAGCTAAAGCTAAAGCCTTGGCCTCCAGCGACAAAGCTTTTTCGGAGTATATCTCTTCTAAAAAGATTGCTACTCCTGCTGATTATGCTGTTGCCGCTGGAGCTGCTGGCTTACCTGTCAAAGCTTTCTTGAGTGAGTACACACCTGAAGAAATCCGTAAAATGGAACAAGGTGTCTTTTCTCATAAGGCTGGCATTGCTCAAGCGGGGCGTACAACCATTATTAATCAACAAGAAAGTGAACTCACTAAATCTAACGTCAATGCTTTTGGTATGCTACGGGATCAGGCAGTTGCTTCCGGTAAAACACTTGAGGCAGTTAAAGCCATTACTCCGTTAATTGATAAAGCCTTTACAGGTTTTGCTTCTAACCAAAAATTGACAGCAGGACAACTTGCAGATACGTTTGGTATTCCTGTTCAAGGAACTAGCGAAACTGAGCAATTAAAATCTTTGCAAAATAACCTTAAAATTGGTAACTCAACTGTTCTCAAAGGAAGTTTGTCGGACAAGGATATGGCAATTCTTGGTGAAGCTATTGGCCAAGGAAACACAACCGCTGGCGGTATTAAAGCCATTATTAATAACATCAAAAAAGATGCTCTTATTTCACAAACGCAATATCAAAAAGCAAACGCATACCAGCAAGAAGGTAGACTTTCTAAGTATGATTTTGTCAAAGGCTCAAACGAAGCTCGTGATGAAGTTACAAAAGATTTAGACGCTAAAATGAAACGATTAAAAGAGTTGGAAGCTAAAGCTAAAGGTACAAAATAATGGCACTTACAGCAGCAGAACAAGCAGAACTGGATAGCCTACGCTCTGAGATGGGTTATGGCCCTTTGGGTGAGCCTCTCGCAGGTGTATCGACTTCTACTTACGTCCCTGAACAAACCAAAAAGACATTTATGCAAATAGGAGCTGAAACGCTTCCTATGGTTGGTTCCATTGCAGCAACTGCATTAGCCCCTGAAGTAGGAATTCCAGCACGGATAGCTTTGTCAGGCGGTGGCGCAGGGTTGGGAGATATTGCTAAACAAGCTATTGAAACATATGGTCTGGGACTTCAAAAACCTATGGCTCAACGTGTTCAAGAAGTAGGCACTGAAACTGGTTTAGGTATGTTAGGCGAAGGCGCAGGACAAGTTATTGGTCGGGGTCTTTCTAAAGCAGGATCGGCTATTTCTGAGTTACCGATTATTCAAAGGCTTTTTGGTGGGTCGGCAGGACAAGCCGAAGATTTAGCAGCTAGACAAGAAGTTCAGCGTATGTTGCAAAAATACAACGCTACTCTGGGTATTCAAGAAGCTGCTCCTCAGTCTACATTGTTTAAAGTTACTGAACGTATATCTCGCATTGGCCCAACTAAAGCTGCTTCTGCTAAAGATTTAGAAGTTCGCAACGCTATCTCTAGTGAAGTGTCTAATTTAGCTGACGAATTGACAACTAATGTCTTGTCTCGTGAAGACATTGGAGCTGGTTTAGTGTCTGCTCAAAAGGAAGGCAGAACAAAACTATACGCTGATTATGGTGATCGTCTTGGTAAATTGATGGACCGTGAAGGTGCATTACCTGTTGACCTTACAACCGTTCAGAATATTGCTAATTCAGCAATCAGTAAAGCGGAATCTGCTTTGAAACCCGGAGAAAATGCCTCTCGTGTGATGGGTTCCTCAGGCTATCAAGAAGCAAAAGATTTATTAGCTCTTAAACCTCAGTTGACTTTTAAACAAGCTGATGAGATTCGTTCAGGTTTGTTAGAAAAACAACGAGAGATGGAAAAAGGTACTGTAGCTTATAACATTGTTCAAAAAGCCATCGGTGAAATGAACAACGCTATCGAAGCAGCAGCGTCTAAAGCAGCGCCTACAACGAAATCTGAGTATGATTTGTTGAAGTCTAGCTATCGTCAAGCTGTTACAGAACTAGATCCTAAAATCTTAGCTACAGCCGCTAATAAGTATCCTGAAAAGATTGCTGATAGCATTATCAATAACGGAACTCCTTCTGCATGGCGTGATACTCAAACAATGTTGAATCGTGCTAAAGCATTGGGTGTGGATACAACAGGATTAGCTGAAAACGTACAACGAGCCTATCTTGAAAAGACTTTTGCTGATGGCGGTATTACAAACGTAGCTAATAAACTGAAAGACAAAGCTTTTTCTGAACAGTTTAATGCTGTGTTACCCGAGGCTGTTAAGAATCGTACTCAAGTAGTTGCTAAAGCAGGTCAAATCTTAGGTGAACGTGGGAAGGCTATTGACTTGGCTACTGCGGCTACCTTGTCTTCAATGGCTGGAGGCGCTCTTGGCTCCATAGCCACAGGAGATGTTCAAGGTGGAGGTCTAGGTGCAGGTGCTGGCATTACGGCTTTAATTTTAGCCCCTAAACTGGCAGCTAAGATTGCTTACTCACCTGCTTTGACAAATAAACTTCTTGCTGCTTCTAGTGATGCTGGTAAAGGCAATACAGCAGCGGCTGCTTTGAAGTTGACTGAGATGTATCGAGAAATACGTGAACCTGCTCAACAACCAGCTTCTCAGCAAGGACAGCCAACTCAGTTGTCTCCTCAAGATGAAGCAGAACGTCAGAAGCTTCGCCAAGAACTAGGTATGTAAACATGCCTCTAATAATCCTTGCTGGTGCTCTCAAGGCTGTTGAGGCTATCCAGCAGGGATGTGAGCTATACAAAGAATACAAAGGTGTAGTCCTTAAAGCGAAGGAGACCTTTGATGAGGCTAAAGAGCACGTAGAGGAAGTTGTAAGTTTATGGGGGTTCTTTAAGTCTAAGTTGTTTCCGTCACCGGAGCCACCTAAGTCTGTTACGCCGGAAACTACACCAACAAAGAAGGCTCCGCCTAAGAAAGTACAGCAGCAGTATAGTGAACAGGACATTAAAGCTGATCTCATAAAGAACTTGAAGATCTTCTTTAAAGCGATGATAGCTATGAGGAAGAAGATAACTGATCAGCAGTTAAGGATAGACACTCAGTACATTGAGCCTGATGAGCTACTAGACATCTCTCTAGATCACGTAGTGGCTATGAAGGAGATGGAGAAGCTACAGAAGGAGATCAGGGAGATCATGGTCTACCAAAGCCCTGCTGAGTTAGGTGCTCTGTATAGCGATGTAGTTGAGATGTTCGGGATAGTGCAAGAGAAGCAAGAGATAACGCACTTATTGTCGATAAAGAATAGAAAAGAAGAAGTATTAAAGAAAACTAGGCTGATTAACAAAGTAAGACAACGTATAGCTTGGGTCGTAGTAATGGCCCTAATAGTGATGGAAATATGGGGACTAACAATAGCAATTCTTCTAGCGAGACCGCCTACGTAAGCTTCCTAGTGTTGCTTACCTTGCTGTTCTTCATTATCTTACCGTTTGAACTCTATTTATACATTATCGTAAAGGACGCTGTAGCGGCGTGTAATAAACCACTATGAATGACATCCTATCAGGGCTTTTAAAGAATATAGCACCCGGTCTAGCTACTGCTGTGATGGGGCCTATGGGTGGGGCTGCTGTGTCAGCATTGGCTTCTAAGTTTGGTGTATCAGATAGCGTAGAAGCTGTCGCTAAGGCCATCGCTGGTGATCCTGCTGCTGCTCAGAAGCTTCAAGAAGTTGAACTTGAATTCTACAAAATAGAACAGAATAACCTAACGGATCGTTTGAAGGCTGATATGGGTTCTGACTCATGGTTGTCTAAGAACATCCGTCCAGCTACGTTGATATTCCTCTTGTTTGCCTATAGTGGCTTCGCTGTTGCATCTATCTTCGGTTTTGAGACTAGAGGTGCTTACGTTGAGCTACTAGGGCAGTGGGGAATGCTCGTGATGTCCTTCTACTTCGGTGGTCGGACAATGGAAAAAATAGCTGATAAGGTAGGAAAGAAATGAAAGAACAGGTTATATTTGAAATTGCTAGGATGATCGCTAGGACTCTAGCTTTCGTTATGGTCGCTATGACTGTGACATTGTTGGGTGCTATGTTCCTTCCTAACAGTGTTGTGGACAACAAGGACATCTTCCCGATTATCGCTCCTGCATTCTCCACGATTGTAGGTGGCTTTATCGGCTGGCTTGCAGCTATCAAAATGAATGGTAACGAGGAGAAGAACGATGCAGTTGAGTGAACATTTTTCATTGGATGAGGCTACCTACAGCGAGACTGCTGTGCGTAACGGTATTGACAATCAACCCTCCACTGTTCAACTTGAGAACATGAAGGTAGCTGCACAGAAGCTAGAGCAACTGAGAGCCGTTACAGGGCCATTGAAGATTAACTCATGGTTGCGTCTACCCGCCGTGAACGTAGCTGTTGGAGGCTCTAAGGTCTCCTCGCACATGGACGGATGGGCTATCGATGTCTCTAGCTCTAAGCTGACCCCTATTCAGTTGTGCAAGGAAGTACAGAAAGCTGGTATTAAGTTCGATCAGATGATCCATGAGTTTGGTCGTTGGATGCACATCAGTTTTGCACCTGAGATGAGGCAACAAGAACTAACTATCTTCAAGCCTGAAGGTAAGTACAAAGCAGGTATCCTCACTGAAGAGGAATACCATAAAGCCTAACATAAAAGAAAGCCCACCTTTTGAGTGGGCTTCTTAGTTTCTGTTAGTCTACAAAGAGGATTGCCATTGTGAAGAATCCTAGATGGAACAGGATAGCGTTAGCCATCTCGTACACATCTTCGTCTGTCTCAACAACGGCTTGCTCAGTGTGTTGAATACCAATTACAAGTCCTCCAGACCATGAGAAGTCTACTATCATGTCCAATGCCTCCACGTGTTAGCGATAATATGAAAGCAGGTGATCATTTCAACCACCCGCATGAGAACATTGATGTACTTAGATCTCACAGATCCCCGCAACGCAAGCAAGCATCTGAGCACCTTCCACATTATCTGTGTTCTCAGTCATCGTTTCCCAATCAATCGTTGAAGGCATCTGCGATACCAGTCGATCATGCTCTGCTTCATTGATAGACTCATAGGGAGCTTGGCGATAAGTTCCACCGTCCATCGGAAGATATGATACACCAGTGATCTCATCGAAGTTCTCCCATGTCCAAGCCCCTACCTTAGGCCACTCATTCTCATTGACGGAGATAGTCACTGAAGGCTTATGTTCACACCAGTGGCGCTGGAATGTCAACCACAAGTCCAAGTGTTCAATAGCACTCAAGTCCTCACGTAGACGAGCACCCTCAGGGGTCTTCATGGGGAAGGAAAAGATAGCTGTTGACTCAGGTTTCATCACACAAGGCTCCCAAGGGAATCCAGCGTCCTTCAAGAACTGAGTGAGAGGATCTTTGGCATCAGAGCGTACACGACGAATAAAATAAGCACTGTGTTGAGGATGAATACCGCTAGCAGTACCAGTAAGCTGGCTAACCGTACCTTCGGGTTTAACGCAGGTGATCGCAGCAGAAGCATTGATGCCAAGTTCAGCAGCAAGAGACTTATTAGTATCCACAGCAACATTCTTCAGCTCCTCCAAACGTGCTGGCAGATCCTTGTCGTAAGCATTGTTAAGTAAGGTATTGTCTAAAATACCAGTCATGGAGACACCCAACAAGCGTTCCTCCTCAGTGTTAGTCTGCCACACCTTACGTAGGTACGGAAAGTTAGTCAGCGTGGATTGGAAGGTTCCCAAGATTGTCGCAAGAGTAACTTTTTCTTTAAGAGACTCCAATGTATCCCCCGAACGCACAATAACTGAACTGAGGTTGCAAAACTGGTAAGGCCGGAGAATGATTTCAGAACAAGGGTTAGTGCCCCATTCTTTACCGAGTACACGACGACCATTCTTAGATGCCTGAATTTCAGACGCATAGCGGTTAAAAATGCCACGCTCTCCTGAATGACTTTCATAGATATTGCTCCACTCTCGCATGAATTGACCCACATCGGGCTTGACATCGTACACTGCTGAATTGTTAGCTAAAGCACGTTGACCGTTACCGTCCCACCAGTTACCAGCTTTAGCGTGAGCCATGCGATCATCGTCTAAGTCAGACAGAGAGATCATAGCTGATCGACGAACTCCACCGACAACCACAACTTCTCCAATCTTACAGAGAATATCATGAGCTT